CTATTGAAGCCACAGGTTTCGCATATCAACGTGGGCAGCTACCAAGACCAAAAGTAATTATTAGTAATGCAACAGGATTTATGTCAGCTATTTTAGATGCCGTTAATAACGTAACAGCAGGTAATGATCTCACTGGTGCTACTTTCACAAGAATAAGAACTATGGCTAGATTTTTAGATGCTGTAAATTTTCCTCAAGACTCTAATGGTAATCATGTAAATCCATTAGGAACACCAGATCCTACAGCAGAGTTTAAGCGTCAGATATTTATTGTGGATCGTAAGTCAGCAGAGAATAGAGAAGTTGTTGAGTTTGAATTAGCAGCAGCGATTGATATGGCAGGAGTACGAGCACCTAAAAGGCAATGTACTCGTGCTTTATTTCCTTCTATTGGTACGTTTAATCAATGACTTGGCGAGATGATGCGTTGGTTCATGCGAAAGACCAAGATCCAAAAGAATCTGTTGGTTTACTTCTTAATGTCAGAGGTAAACAAAAATATTTTCCCTGTGAAAATTTAGCTATTACAGATCATCAGCACTTTATTTTAAATCCAGAAGATTATGTAAATGCAGATAAGACAGGTGAGATTATAGCTGTAGTTCATAGTCACCCAATCACACCTCCTATACCTAGTCAGGCTGATCGTATCAGTTGTGAGCATAGTAAACTTCCGTGGCATATTGTTAACCCTAAAACAGAAGAGTGGGGGGAATGTATTCCTGAAGGTTACGTTCCAGATTTATTGGGGCGTCCGTGGGTTTGGGGTGTTACTGATTGCTGGTCACTAGTCAGAGATTGGTATAAACAGGAAAAGAATATTGAATTAAAGGATTATGAAAGAAATATGACACCACAGGAGTTTTTAGATGATCCTTTGTTTGAAAGCTATGCGTGGAGAACAGGATTCAGAGAACTTAGAAATGATGAAAAATTAGAAGCAGGAGATGTATTATTAATGTCTATAATGCACCCAACTTTAAATCA